TATTATCATAATAACCATTAGTATCATACACTTCAGTATCAAATTGAACTTTAGTTGTTACTGAATCAGAAACTGTTTGACCTGCTGATAAATACGCTTCAAAAGCTGGATAGTTTTGACCTGATAATCCACCATTAGGAACCGTTAACGTAGCACCTGTTGGTACCGTAATCGTATCCCCCGATGCCCCAATGGTGATCGTATCAGCAGATTCATTGATAATGTTATTGCCGCTTTGATCCTGGATCGTGTCTACTTTTAATATAGATGCCATTAACTATTCTCCTCATCTGCTGGAAGTGGAGTATTGCCTTCTTCTAGCCATTCTTTAAATTCTGGATAATCTTCTGTACAAGTTAATCGACATTTTCCATCATCATCAATTTTTGCGTAGATAATTGTACCATCTTCATTAGTTTTAAGTATTTTATAAATCATAATTCAGCACTCCACGCAAGATAAATTCCAGCAGTAGCTGCAGTTTGAATCATTACAGACTGACCCCCTGTTAACCCACCACCTACTGTAAATATACTTCTAGCGCCCCAAGGTGATGCAGTGTTAAATGTTGGAACGGAAGAACAAGTAGATTCAAATCCACCTGTATATCGAACACGGTAATTAGCAGCTGTTCCAGTTTGCTCAAGGGCGGTTGGTTTTGTTCTCATGGTTACTGGGAAATTTACAAAAGCAAAAGCGCTTGTGCTTGAATCGAGAAACCCTGATGGAGCCAACACTTCAGCAGCCGCAGCAGAAGTTACAACCTTATAATAATACCTCTGACATCTTGCTAAATTCACATCAACAGGCAAGAACTCAAAATCAGATGCAGTTGTTCCAGCTTCTAATTGTACGCCTGTAATCCAGAAATCATTAGATGTACTGTCTGCAAGGTTGACTTGACCTACGGCAACATTAGCACCTACAGTTGTACCCCAAGATGTTCCTAGTGTTCCTGAAGAATAATTTGTTCCTACACCTAAATAAAATCTAACAGATAAATCATGTGAATTATCATTTCCTAATGTTCCTGTTGTATCTCCAGCAAAAGTAATAGTTTTCTTTTCCCAAGTAGAAGCACTATCTATTGTGTAAGATTTAGATATACTTCTATCATTATCAACATCATAAAGTTGAGTAATATAAGTTCCAGTTTTTACAGATTTAACCCAAAAAGATAAAGTTAAACTTTCAGCACTTGATGTGCCTTTTTTTAAATATTGTAAATTTTGACCTTCAAATTTTTGCTCTATAAATAATCTATCTGAAGCCGCTGGTGAGGCATCAGCAGTTGTGCAATCCATTTTTAAAGATGTCGCAAAACCTTGACCAGATGGAACATCTGTATCTTGAGATTGCGTAAATGCACCCAAAGATTGTTGAGTAGTATTCCATCTATCGCAAGTATTATAACCAGTAGAAATAGAAGCTGTAGAAGTTCCTCTTTGTGCAATACTCATATCCCCATTGATGATGATATTCTTGTAGCTAAGTGTAGCTACAGCAAGATAGGTTCCTGATCTTGGTGAGACTTTATCTACTTTTAATTCACTCATTATACAATTACCAAGGTTCCTGTTACCGTTACTGTTTCTGAAAATGTTACTGGCCCTGCAAGTACTGCAGATTCAATAGTTATAACTTTATCAATAGTCTCTGCATGAGTATAAATATCCTCTGCACCTGGTTTGTTACCAATATAAAGTGTAGTATATAAACTATCCATTACTTCTCCTTATGCACTTATTGAATCAACGACACTTACATAAACATCTGCTGACGTTGCAGTATCACTTTGTACTTTTAATACATCTGTGTTCTGCATGACAAATTTAGCTCCACCTGTTACAAGTTCAATAGAACTTGCTGGTGGTATACTTAAATCTTTTGCAATGTATCTGTCGGTTGATCCTGATACAGAAACCCAAACATCAATAGCAATCGCTGCAGCTGTTGTGTTGGTTACTCTTACTCCAATAACCGCGTCATTGGAATCTGCTGTAAATATTGTTGTAGCACTATTCGTTGCTTCTGCGCTATATCTTGTAAAATCTTGTGCCATATTTTCTTCTCCTATAAAGCTATTGCCATAGCAACAGCAAAACCGTTACTAGCAACACCTGATAAATTATTACTATACTCTACAATATCAGTTCCATCAGAATATACAAGTTTTATTGTTTTATCTGTAGCTGCGAATGTAGGACCTGTTCCAGAAGTTGTTTTTACAGTCACCGTAAAAGCTCCACTGGTTGCATTTTCAATAATATAAGTTTTTTCAACGTTATCGGGAATCACAACATTGACATTTGCTGTAAGCGTCCCTGTTAATTTAATGACTTTATTTTTACCATTAGATAAGGCACCATCGGTATAAGCTAATGTTGCTCCCGTTGTAGCATTTAGAGCTACAGCGTCGTAGCCTCCAATTGCTTGTTCTAAAATAAGTAAGTTAGTATTCGTAATTTGACCCCAAGTTCCTGAATTTTCTCCAGTAGCCTGAACCGTTAATTTTAAACTTGCTGATGTTGTATTTGGCATAATTTATATTCCTAAAATTGGTTAATATTATTCAATTTAAATATTGGTGTCAAGCAACGTTTTTCCATGATACATTGGAACCAGTATCCACATCTACCCAATTACTGGTTGTTCCTGTGCTGACATCCGTATACGTAGCTTGAGATCCGGTATTAATAGAAGTCCAAATAACCGTATCTAATACCCCTGTTCTCGCAGTTAAATTTATTCCTGTTAAAACAACACTTGCATTTCCTATAACGTCTACGTCATTTTCTTGAACGGTTAAATCTTGACCGGTTACATTAATATTAGCATCTGCAGTTGTGGTAACATTTCCTTCTGCAGCAGTTAACGTTTGACCTGTTAGATTAACATTAGCATCTCCTGTAACATCCGGCACATTATCTTGAACCGTTAGATCTTGACCAGTTACATTAACGTCCGCATTTGCTGTAATAGTAACATTTCCTTCTGTAGCAGTTAGTGCTTGGCCGGTTAGATCAACTACAACTCCTGTAACAATACTTACATCATTTTCTTGAACGGTTAATTCTTGCCCTGTTACATTAACATTAGCATCTGCGGTAATAGCTACATTATCTAAATTTGCAGATAATAATTGTCCTGTTACATTTACATTTGCATCTGCAGTTATGTCTGGAGTATTTTCTTGAACGGTTAATTCTTGCCCTGTTACATTTACATTAGCATTTGCTGTAACAGTAACATCTCCTTCTGTAGCAGTTAGTGCTTGACCTATAGCATTGATATTAGCATCTGCTGTAATAGCTACATCATCTAAATTCGCAGATAGTAATTGACCTATTGCATTTACATTTGCATCTGCTGTAATGGTAACACTGTTTAAACTTGCAGATAAAAGTTCTCCAGATGTATTTACATTTGCATCTGCTGTAACCGTTACACTATTTAAATTTGCGGATAGTAATTGACCTGTTACATTAACATCAACACCTGTTTCAACAGTAACATTTTCAAGATTAGTGGTAAGAGCTTGTCCTGTTACATTAACATTAGCATTAGCGTTAACCGTAACATTTTCAAGATTAGTGGTAAGAGATTGCCCTGTAAGGTTTACAGAAACATCAATTCGGCCGATACCCCAAGTACCTGTACCCCAAGTATAGTTACCATTCCAACCTGCCACTTAAAACCTCCTTATTAGCCGGAGATTCTTAATATAGCTGCCGATGTAGTGAATGCTGGAAAAATAATTGTGAAAGTTCCGTCTGTACTAATTTTATCAGATGTAAAATCTAAAACTGCAACTGCTTTGTTAGAAGCAGAAGTATTATAGATTAATGCTCCTCTTGCAGTGATTGTTGCACCTGTAAATGATAAATCATTAAAATCAACAATCGCAACACCTGATGCAACGGATGTACTTGGATTCGGTTGTACTAATGCTCCACCACCTGAAGTGTAGGAACCACTATTACCAACTTGACCTGTCGTTGTAAAAGAAGTTGTTGCTGAGTTTATAGTAGCTGAAGAACTATAAAGAGCCAATTTGAATTTGTCTCCACCAAATTGAAATTCATGCTGACCTTCTAACAATTCTTTTTTAAAAGAATTTGCAATCGCTTGTGTTATCGCCATAGTTTATCTCCTTATTGTTTTCCGACTCGAGGAACACCTGCTTGGTATTCATCTCGTCTTCTTCTTCCCATTTGTTCAATTGAGAAACCTTCCATCGCTTGTTTATACTTTCCTTCGTATAATTGCAAGAGATCATTTGGCCCCTTTAAAAAGCTATATGCTTCAACTAAACATGCATACAAAAGTCCATTGGGAAAATACTGACTTAAGTATGTATTTGTATTACTAGCCGATAATTGAGGTGGTTTCAAGATATAATTTACTTGAATGGAATACGTATTATCAGGAATAGGTGCAAAAGCTAAAACGTTTTCATACCAATTAGCATAGTATTTAGGAAAACCTGTAGTATTATTATTGTTATATTCTGATATAAAACTAGTATCTCTAACTTCTAAATAAGATCTATCTCCTGACAAAGAAGTGTCTGTAGAAGTAAAGATTTGAACAGATCTAACAATAATATAGCTTTGAGGTAAATTAATAAATTTTTGCCCTGCAATTAAATTAGCTGTTTGATACTGTCTTTGATAATCTGCATCCGTATCTCTTTGAATTCTCCATTCAGCATTTTCAATGAAACCATCTATAATTGTAGATGTTAAAACATTGGAATCTACTTCTGTGTAATCTCTAATTTTTTGTACTAGTTCTGCGTAAGTCATGGTGTTAATGTAACAGGTCCTGCTGTTACTGTCATTCCTCCAAATTTTCCGGATACAGTTGGTGTACTTCCTAGATTAAAAGTATAATTGTCTGTACCTGTAACTGTTATACTAAATCCTGAAGTATTTTCAAATAGTGTATAAGCTAATCCTCCTGGACTTCCATCTACATTTCTAAATACAACCGTATTTCCTGTAGTTCTACCATGCGATGGTTCATACACATTAATAATGGAACTACCAGAAGTAATAATAAAAGGTTCCGCAGGTAATAATGGATCGGTTTGTGGTTCTGTTCTATCCGGTCTTGCATTTTGTAATCCTTGTGGATCTGCAGTATGTGGTTTAGGTTCTAGTTGTGGATGTTTAGGTTCAAATTCAGAAATATGTACTCTTGCACCATTCCATTCTTTCACCATTTCTTTGTATGGAAATTCCATACCCGACCTGTCGGATATAAATTTTGAAAATTTTCCTGAAGCAGTATTAGACACTTGGATAATATACTTTCGGACTTATGTACGAGCTGCTAGAAGAGCCGTCTTCTTGTAGCGCTCTTTGAAGTTCATCTTCATATAATAATTTCATTTCTTGTGTTCTTTGTGGTGCAAATTTTTGTGAAAGATAAAAAGCTAAACCGGACACCATACACGGAACAAATCTATAAGGAACATCCGATTCATTGGTATAAGCACCTGCGTCTTGAATTCTACTTACATAATAGTAATTAATAAAATTACCAGCTTCTGTACTTCCTGGTGTTAAATATAAAGTTACTGTTACTCTATCAATAAATCGTTGAACAAAATATTGTACAGGTGTTCCTGTATCTGTTTTATTAGAAAGAGATTGATATTCAGATCTATTAATTTTTGTTAAAGGAAAATCTACGGAAGAACTATTTCTATAAGACATTTCTAAAATGTCATCTACGCCATATACTGCTGTAGCACTTGAAGTACCATCATTTGTCGATCTAAACATAGTATAGACAGATTGACCATTGACTAATGTAATAGAATTATTTTTTACTTCCCAATAGTGTAAACCTCTATTTGCCCATTCTTGAAACATAATGTTTAAAGAACGTCTAGCAGATTTCATTTCTTGGCCAGACATAGGTTGTTGACCTATTCTTTCATAAGCTTCTTCTATAACTTCATCAATAGAAAAACTTGATTCGAAAGTTGTTGTTCCAGAGGTAGCCATTAATTAACCTCCTACTTATCAATTAATACTGTACACTTAGCGCTTGTGATTGCATTACAAGTTATAAAGCCTTTAAATAAAATTCCATCTTCTGGCATATTAAAAGAAAATACATCACCTGGAGGAACATCTGCTTGAAACTGAGTTCCTTCATTGTCTTGTAGTATTACGGATCCAGTAGTCGTTGTAGTAGTAACGTTAGAAAGAATAATTCCTCTTAATCTAGTTCTACCTGCAAAAATGCTACCAGCTGCTGTAACCTGTACTGCTTTTACATCTGATTTCATACCCATTTTTTCTCCTTAATTAGAAGCTCCCGAAGGAGCTTCTATAATTATTAGCTTGTTGTAACGTCAGTTCCAGTAATAACTTGTTTCCAAGTTGTACCATCAGAAAATGCATAAGTTGCAGCTCCTGTATAACCGTTTGCAACAAAAACCATTACACCTAAATTACTTACAGCGCTTAAAGTTTCACCAGCTCTTGAGCCAGTTGCAATTGTAAGTGTTGAAGTATTTGAAACAGTCCATGCTACGCCGCCACCTTGAGCAGTATCACCAGCAGTAGAGTTTGAATTCGCTCCACCGATGAAACCATTAAGTGCAACTACTGGTCCTGTAAATGTAGTTTGTGCCATATTATTATCCTCCTAGTTATTTCCACATAGTCTCTAGGCCGTCGACTATACGCGTCTATGCGGAATTTAATGTATAGTGATTAATTTATAGACTAATTTTAATTAAAGCGCAAGATATCCTTATCAGGAAAACGCATTCCAGCGAAAATAGCTTGGTTTATTTAACCAGCTATAGAAAATTCAGAAGCAGCGGATTCTATTTTAACCTGATGTAAAGATTCTTTAGCTTCAGCTATCTTAATATGGCTGATAACTTTTTTAATCTCTTCATCAATCCTAACCATATTA